AACTTACTCGCATTTGTATTCTATACCACCCATTGTTATACTTTTCTACGTTAAATTCATTTAACCAACCTTGTTGTACATCAGTTGGCGAAATTAAAGAAGTTATTTGTTCTGTATCAAAATTAAAAATTGCGTAGTTGTTATGATCGCTTGAAAAACTATTAGTTTGTAATTGTATTCCTACTTGAGTGTTTAATGATCCTCTTTTAAGAAATACACTTGCCGACCACTCATTTAAAAGTATAAAAGAAGCATTATTGTTATAACCTATTTTTTGATATAAAGACCCGAGTAATGGACTAGGAACAGATCCAAACCCCGTTCTTGTGTATCTAAAAAATGTTTCATTATAAGGATCAACGTCATTGGTTACAGAATTTACTTGTTGTAAACCTGCTATCGACCAATTATTACTATCTAAAAGGTTTTCAGTTGATTTAAGGTACTGCTGAGTGTGTGGTATCATTGAAAATGACGGACAAGAATTATCCTCAAAATTAGAAAAATCAATGATTGGTCTACTTTTATCATTACAACCAACACCATTGCCTTGCCTTGACCAAACTCCTTGACGAGAAAAACTATTCATTGGTGCATCTGTGTACCAACGTGCGTGTCTATTTCCGTCTTGGTAATTTGGATTGGCATTACCATAAGTACTAACACTAATCGGTAATTGTCCAACTGAATAACCTTTCCCACCAAAACTATTACAAAAATTTAATTTTGGCTCAACTTGACCACTTGGTATAGAAAATATTTTAGCTTCATTTTTTACACTCATAATTTATTTTCTTTGGTGTATTTATTTTTTTTAAGAATTTATATAATAATTCTATATTTTTCTTTTTAGGTTTACTTTTTCTAATCATAATACCCAACCAACAAAATTTGCGTCGTGATCGGGATACATTTCTCCGTTTTGGTTTGCTGTGTACTCGGGAAATAAATTGTTGTTAAAACACATATAATCCAAAAATCTTCGAGTATAAAATTGAGCAAAGTCCCTATGTTTATCGACTAAATAATCAATCTCATTTTTTGTTGCATTAGCACTATTTTCAGAGGTGTGTTTGTAAACCCCACCATTAGAAACTTGATAAGCAGAAAATGGTAAGTAATCCACCATTGCAAAGTGTATTAGCATATCCTTTAAATAATCTTGGACTAACAATAAATAGTCGCCCGTTAAATTATTTGCTATAATATCATCAGAAATTCTATTGTACAAAGCACCACCTAAATAGTTTTGTATATGTATTTCCTGCGCAATTTTAATAAATTGAATAAACTTGTCGATATCCACGTTCCCGTCTACTATCGTGTTGCGTTTTAAATCGTTTGTTGTTATAAATAGTGCTGTTGGCATAATTTTATCCTTTATAGTTTGGGTGGTGTCCGTTGTCTTTCATATCTTTTGGTGCCATTTTGCTTTCTCTTGTTCCTCTTGGACTTGGGATATAAGATTTTGGTATGTCTTTTACCTCATTGTAATCATATAATTTATCCGATTTTTTAGTTTTGTCTTTTAATCGATATAAAACTTGTTTCCAAAAATGCCCACAATTAACTCCCCCTTTGTATTTAAATAAGTCATAAGCTTGTGGCTCTGATGCACCTTTTGGTCTGTGTCCAAATTCTCTATTTACTCCGTCTCGGCTTGCTTTATCAATATCCTCTAACCTATAAACTTCTCCGTTGTCAGATTTACGCATCATTATTTTACAAAAAGGTCTAATATTATCGCTTGAATATTTTTCTGAGTATTTGTACCTTATCTTATAAAATGATTTGTCTAAATAACTAAAACCACTTGGTTTTGCTGTGATTGTGTCTGCTAATTTTTCTGATAGTGATTTTTTTGGCTCAATCAAAGTACTTGCCCATAAATTATCGTCCTCAATATCATAATTTACCTCTCTTGCATCAACAATTTCCCATTCCTCATTAGGAACAGAACTATCAATATGTAATAAAATATCGTTTGCGACTTGATCCTCTAAATGAGAAGCCATTTTTACACCCGTTTCTTCCTCTTTTGTTACTTCATCGATTAATGTTTCATCTATGTCTGTAAATTCGAGTGGTTGAAGTGTTTTAAAGTACAAATTAAGGCTTATCCCATTAAATGCAAGTATTTCGTTGAAAGCATCTAATAAAAGCTCTTGGAACGGACGTATGACCGTATTGTCCATAAGTGTTGATGCTGTTTTAAGTTCATCAGCATTATTACCTAAACCACTATTGTCTTTAATTCCTAATAACATTGGACTAATAACTCGGTGCGATACCATTATTTTACGCATACTTTCGTCTGATAAAAATTGGTATTGGTTATGAGCATCACTTAATTGGATCGCTTCAATACTACTTTCTGTATCAGCATTTTCATTAAAACTTAAAATGAAACGACCTGCGTTAGAGCTCCCACTATACTTGTCAAGTATTCTTTTCTCAATCAATGATCTTTCTTCCTCATTTGGAACTCCATTATTAAAGTTGATCAACATACTCGGTGCTAAACCATTTAAAATATTGTTTAGATGATAATTGGCAATTTCTTCTTCCAATTCTGCATATTGTAATCCACCTTGATAATCTACGGGACTAAAGTAATAATGCCCTGCAACGTAAGGTCTAACATATAAAATTTCTATATTTTCTTTGCTTGTACCAAATGCAGGTATTCTAATGGGTATTTCGTTTGGTTTCATTTTCTCCCAATCAGCAGAATAATAAAAACCTTTAATTTCTCCGTCCTCGTCACATTTTTCCATTGCCAAAGTTTCAATTGGCATATGTTCTATCTGTGCAATTGATTTTTTGTCTTTAGAATAAATAATTTGGATAGCACATTGACCCATTAGTTTTAGGTCATAAGCTAATTTACGAACGCATTTTTTATTTAGTAAAGTAACTGCTTGTGCATACTCATTTGGAAATATATTGTTGTCTGTGGCATCAATACCTTTTCCATAAATCATTTGACTAATACCATTTACAATAGCATTATTTGTCGCACTACCACTATATCTGTCTATTAAATATTGAAAATAAGAATTTTTATCT